GCCCCGCGTATGCGTGTCCAACCGTGGGGGGTGGGGGTTTTATGGCGTCGCCTAAACCATTGCCGAACGAAGTCAAAGCAAAACGCGGGACGTTGAAGCCGTCACGCATGCCTGCCAAGCGGGGCTCAGGAGTCGCTCCGCTGGACAATCTGAAGCTGCCTGAAGGGCTTGACCCCGTAGGTCAGGGCGTCTGGCTGCGCATTACGTCGGCGTGCGACTGGTTGGCGGAGTCCGACCGCGAAGCGTTGACCATGCTCTGCAAGGATGAGCAGATGCTGGCGCAACTGACTGCGCGGCTGGAGGTCGACGGCGTAGTACTCTACACGGACAAGGGCTATGCCTACGCTCACCCGGCTTGGGGGATGCGCACCGCAACGGAGGAGAGAATCTACAAGTGGATGAGCTCGTTGGGACTGACGCCGAGCGACCGCGCAAGGCTCGGAATCGCAATGGTGCAGGCAAGGACACTGCTCGAAGAGTTCAGAGAGAAGTTCGCGGCGCTGCCGACTGGCCCCCGCGCTGGCTGACGCCTACCGCGCAGGCTGACCTTGACCGCTCTCAGGGCGATCAGGTCGCTGACTTCGGCGAAGCACTGGTGCCCATTGCCAAGGACTCCATCGGCGGGCTCTCGGGCGAGCCGATCACCTTCCGCCCATGGCAGCGCAACCTGCTGCGCCATGCCCTAGCACGCAAGGCAGACGGCACCTACACGCACCGCTTCTTCATGGTGGGCGCAGCCCGCAAGAACGGCAAGACGGCGCTGCTCTCAACCGTGCCGCTGGCGCTCGGACTCTTCGGTGATCAGGGTGGTGAAATCTATTCGGCAGCCGCTGACCGCGATCAGGCGAAGCTCGTCATGGCGCACGCGAAGCGTGCAGTCGAGATGAGCCCCATGCTGGCTGAGCAGATCAAGGTGTTCAGAGACACCCTAGAGTTCAAGCCGACGGGCACCATCTGGCGCGCCCTATCGTCTGAGGCATACACGAAAGAAGGACTCAGCGCCACCCTAGTGCTGGCGGATGAGTTGGCAGCATGGCCCAACCGTGACTTGTTCGACGTGCTCTCGCTCTCAATGGGTGCGAGAAGGTCGCCGCTCTTTTTGGCGATCACCACGGCTGGGCAGCGCACGGATCAGACGGGCATGGACTCCATCGCCTACACGCTCTACCAGTTGGCACGCCGTCGCATCACTGGCGAGCATGACGACCCGACGCTTGGGATGGCGTGGTACGAAGCCGACGACGACGCCTACACGAACCCTGAGAAGTGGGCGCAAGCCAACCCCGGGCTGCTCTCAACGCCGCCACTGCTGAGCCTTGAAGACTTGACTTCAGCGAAGATGCGCACCCCCGAAGCCGAGTTTCGGACGAAGCGGCTCAACCAGTTCGCTGCATCTGGGCAGGCGTTCTTGCCCGCTGGGACGTGGGACGCCTGCGCCGATACCAGCCTGCAGCTGCAAGATGGTGACCCGCTGGTGATCGGATTCGACGGCTCCTTCAGCAACGACTCCACCGCGATCGTGGGCGTGCGCACCACGGACTCCGCCGTGTTCGTGCTCGGACTCTGGGAGCGTCCGATCGACGACCTCAGTTGGCGCGTCCCCGTTGAGGAGGTTGAGATGCGCATGGAAGAACTTTGCAAAACCTACGCCGTGCGCGAGATCAACTGCGACCCGTTCAGGTGGCAGTCCGTCATGGAACGCTGGCAGCAGGCGGGCCTTCCCGTCGTTGAGCATCCCCAGAGCCCAGCGCGTATGACCCCAGCGACCGCCGCCTTCTACGATGCCGTGGTGAACGGACGGCTCAAGCATGACGGTGATCCACGCATCGCCCGGCACGTCAGCCAAGCCACGCCGTACACTACGCGCTACGGTGTGCAGGTGCGCAAGGGCAAGGACTCAGGCAAGAAGATTGACTTGTGCGTGGCAGCCATTATGGCGTGGGGGCGTGCTGCTACGCTAGGCGCAACACCTGCGGAGAAGCCGCGCGCATCAGTCGCGTTCATTGAGTTGTAAGGAGTCACATGGGAATCGTTGACCGTCTTCTTGGACGTCAGAGCGAAGAGCGAGCCGTCGGCGGCATGTGGAACGTTGAAGTCGACGCCGCAGGTACCAGTCTCAACGAGAAGAACGCCACCACAATCGGGGCCTTGTACGCCGCCGTAAAACTCTACGCCGACACCGTTGCAACCATGCCCGTCGGCGTCTTCATCCGTGACCGTGGCGTACGTCGCCCCGTGACACGCCCGCGCTGGCTTGACAATCCAGTGCCAAACAATCCGAACTACACCCGCTTCGACCTGATGCACCGAACCGTCAGCAGCTTGATGATTGACGGCAACGCTTTCCTCATGGTGCTGCGTGATGGTGCTGAGATCGTTGAGATCCGCCTGCTTGATCCACGCAAGGTCACGATCCTGCGCGGCGAGAACGGTGCGCCAATCTACCGCGTCAAAACGACGGCGGGCGCCGTTGACTTGACCGCTGACGACATTGTGCACATCACACTCTTCGGAGTCGGCGAAGACTTGCGCGGGCTCTCACCAGTTGAGCACCACAAGACAACGCTCGGACTTGCGAAGGCGACGACAGAATACGCGGCTCAGTTCTTTAGCCAAGGAGCCTCAGTTTCTGGACTGGTGACAGTCCCGGGAGAGCTCACTGCCGATCAGGCAGAGAGCCTGCGCGCATCGTTCGGACGACGTCACGAAGGGCTGCGCAACATGCACAAGGTTGCAGTGCTCACGGGCGGAGCCGACTTCAAGAGCATGGGCTTCAACCCGTCAGACTTGGCAATCGTTGAGAACATGGAAGCAGGCACGCAGGCGATCGCCCGACTCTACGGCGTACCGCTGCATCTTCTACAACTGCCGGGCGGCAACTCCAGCTTCAACAGCCTTGAGATCATCTCGCGAGAGTGGTTGACGTTGGGGCTCGGCAGCCTGATCGCTCGGCTAGAAGCAGGCTTCCAGCGGCTCATCGTTGGCGACACGACCTTCATCAAGTTCAACGTTGACAGCATGCTGCGACCGTTGACGAAGGAGCGATTCGACGCCTACGCCGTCGCACTAAACAACGGCTTCCTCAGCCTGAACGAAGTGCGCACCCTTGAGGATCGCCCGCCAGTGGGCCCTGATGGTGACGCCTTCCGCCAGCCGCTGAACATCGGCACCGTAGGTGAGGAGCCGCAGGCGTGAGCTACGTCATCGTTGACCTAGACGGCACGCTGGTGCTGGAGAACGAGCAGCCGAATCAGCCACTGATTGACGCACTGAACGAGAAGGTCATGAGCGGCGACACGCAGGTGATCATCGTCAGCGCGCGCAAGATTGACCGCCTGACTGAGACACGCGCATGGTTGCAGGAGTACGGCGTGGCTGGCGTTGAGGAGATTCACCTGAACGACTTCGAAGGCAGCGCCTTCGCCACCGGGCTTGCGTTCAAGGAGTACAAGTACGGACTCCTGAAGGAGCAGTACGGCACAGAGTTGGAGTATGCAATCGACAACGACCCAGACGTGCGCGCCATGGCGCAGGGCTTGGGGATTGAAGCCTACACGCCAGAGCAGTTCATCACGGACGAAGAGCGCGCCATCGTCAACGTCCCGAACTACGTCGCAGCTGCAGCGAAGGCTGGGCTTGAAGCCTACGAAGGCGGGCTCGGCGGCGACGGCTTGCAGCCAGCCACCATCCGAGAAGCGCGCCAACTTGCCGACGGGCGAGTGGATGACGAGAAGGTCGTTCGCATGGCGGCGTGGATTCGCCGACACCGTGGCGACTGGGAAGGCGTCCCTCAAAACAGCGACCCAGAAGACGAAAACTTCCCGGGCCCCGGAGCCGTTGCCGCCCTGCTTTGGGGCGTCAATCCCGTAGACACAAACGGCGCCGACCGCGTCCTTGCTTGGGCGGATAGTATCAACAACACCACTCAGCTTGAGGAGAACTCAATGGCACGAGAACACGAAACACGCGCACTGCCGCTCGGCGACTTCACCGTCACCGAAGGCGAAGACGGGCAGAAGACCTTCACGGGATACGCTGCCGTCTTCGGCGCGGAATCGCAGGGGCTGCCCTTCATCGAGCGCATCGCCAACGGCGCCTTCGCCCGCGCCATCAAGCAGGCGGAGCAGGGGCGCCGCGTCATCAAGTTCTTGCATGGGCATGATGAGAGCCGCATGCTGGCAACGACCGCGAGCGGGCGTCTGACCCTGAGCGAAGACGAAGTCGGGCTCAAGGTTGAGGCTCGCCTTGACCCAGCCGACCCAGACGCCGCCGCCGTGATCAGCAAGCTGACGAACGAAGCCAAAGCCATGGGCATGTCCTTCGGGTTCACCGTGCCGAAGAACGGGCAGCAGTGGCACGAAGACGGCAGCCGCACCCTGACTGAGATTGGGCTGCTCGAAGTCTCCACGCTCTCGGGCCATACGCCTGCATACCCTGCAACGCTCGGGCTGACCGCCGTGCGCAAGATCGCGCCGAGCAAGATCGGCGTGGACGGCGACGCTCTCGTTGAGACTCTTGAAGCCGTCAAGGCTGGCAACGCACTTGACGCTGATCAGACGGCGCTGCTCGACGCAGTGCGCGCCAAGTTGGGCGCAGCACCCGAGCAGGAAGTCGTCACTGAGACAACTGCCCCGGCTGGCGAGCACCACACCATTGTGGCAGCCCGCCTGAAGTTGGAGCAGTTGAAGGGATAAACTCCCGTTAGCCCACGCGCCACGGTCGCTCTTGCCTGATCATCAGGGGCATCGGATAGGTGGCTCGGCGTATTGTGTAAACCCAGATAG